TCAACATTAAGTATTTCCACGGCTCAGGTGGAGGCGGACCAGTGACAAAGGGAACGATTCAATTTAACCGAATGCAGACTTTTGTTGAGGGTGCTGATATGATTTGGATGGGTCACGTTCACGAAGATCATGAGTTGACCTACACAGTGGAGCGATTAACACAAACAAATAAAGTTAGGCTTAAAGACATTTTAATGGTAAGAACTGCCACATATAAAGAGGAATATAATGAAGGCAAAGGAGGATGGCACGTTGAACGTGGAGCAAGTCCAAAGCCTTTAGGTGGCAGATGGTTAGAGTTGCATCCACAGAGAGTAATCAAAGACGGCAAAGAAGAATTAAAAGTCAACGCTTTTACATACAAGATAAGATGAAGATAGAGGTTAATTACATATTCCGTGAAGAAATGATTGATCCTATTTATGAGCAGATAGGATTAGAAACAGAAGCTCAAGATGTTGAGATAGTAGAGCAGGGTATCTTGGACTTGACAAAAGTGATAGGAGCTTCACAATTTTACGAGATGACTCAAGTGTTTTGCGAGGGATCTCACTCTTTTTATATAGATTTGCCATACGAAGAGTTTAGATATATATGGCTGACAACGTGAACAATCCTACCCACTATGCAGGGGAGATTGAATGTATAGAATGTATTAAAGCACAGATGACGTATGAAGAATTTAAAGGTTATTTACGGGGCAATTCTATTAAGTATTTGTGGAGGTATAATCGTAAGAACGGAATGGAAGATCTGCAAAAAGCAGAGTGGTATCTCAAAAGATTACAAAAAGAAATACAAGACCATGGGTAATATAAATAATGCTAATATCGACTATATCCTTCGCTGGGAAGGAGGACTCAGTAAGCACTCTAAAGACAGTGCATCATCAAACTGTGTGCCTGATGGCTCAGGCGTTCACACCAATAAAGGCATTACTTGGGCGGCTTGGAAAGCACAGCACGGAGATTCAGAAGAATCAGTAAAGCGTTTCTATGAGATGACTCACGAAGATTGGAAGTCTATCTACAAACTCTACTGGGAAGGCATAAAGGCAGACGATATTGAATCCGATCTTATCGCTGAGTTTTGGGCTGATTTCGCTTGGGGTTCTGGAGTTTACGGAGCAGCAAAGCAATTACAGAAATTTATCGTGTCAGAGGGTTTCTCTATCGCAGTGGATGGGAAGGTAGGCAAGAACACTTTGAGTGCCTTAAATCGCCTTATAATAATGAAAGGAGAGGACTATATCTACTTGAAGTCATACGACCACAGAGTTAACTTCTTGAGAGGGCTATCTTCATTCAAGCATTTTGGCAGAGGATGGATCAGCAGATTGAAAGATTTTCACAACTACGCATTGACTAAAATAAATGGCTCTTGATGATTTAGAAAAGTTTGGTGATAAGAACCGAGCGTTCAACCCGTCAGAAGATGATGGGATTTTGCGTATAGTCCAAAATTGGGGCAATGAGCTTATTGCTCAGATGCAGAACCGGTTGAGGATTAATAAGACGAACGCAACGAGCAGCTTATCTTCTTCTATTAGTCCTAAAATCACAAGCAAACCAGGTGGGTATAGGCTTACCACTATGATGCAGGATTACTGGTATTATGTTGAGAACGGAAGAAAGAGAGGAGAAAAACCACCATACGCAAATATTTATGAGTGGGTGCAAAATAAAAAGGAAATGCAGATGAAGATTAATCAGTCACCTGATAAAATAGCCGCCACAAAGTCACTTGCTTTTGCTATTAGAAACGTCATTGGGAAAAGAGGAACAAAGGCTCAACCATTTATATCTAATTCTTTAGAAAAAGTTACCACAGAAACTCTTGGGCAGCGTATTGCTCAATATATTGCCGATACTTTAGGCAGCCCATAAAGAAAAAAGTTTTTTCATTCTACAAATTATTTTTATATTTGTGGCATGGAAATACAAGAAATTGTAAAGCTAATCAAGCTTAAGAAACGTCACGGCATCATCAAGCGTGTCAGTGAACAAACGGGCGTATCTATGCCCAGCGTCAAGAAGTACATTGAAGGCAACGTTATTTCAGACAAAGCCCTTTTAGTTTTAAAGGCTGCCCTTGAGGACATCGAAAACCAGGAGGTGCAGCAATGATTACCATTTTAGTTGAGGACAAAGATGTTGTTGTTGAGCAGTATTTTGTCACGTTAATCTTTGATCGTGAAGAAATCGAGTCAATGATTATGGAGCATTACAGAGATGAGTATTCTGACCATGTGTATAGACACGTTGATGAAGAAGGTGCATCGTTTACCACTGACTTTATTTTGTACAATGACATTGAACGCCACGACGTTATCAATGACTTGATGTACTACCACGATTTAAAACCAACCAAAATCAAATTAGTAGAAAATGAAAACAAGTAACGAAACCAACAACCTTGTGAAGGCTCTATTTGAGTTTCAAGGTAAAGTAAACGCTGTAAAGAAGACAGCCAAGAATGACCATTTCCACTCCAGCTATGCGGATTTGTCCAGCATTCTCACAACCATCAACCCGGTATGTCAAGAGTTAGGGCTTCTAATTACTCAGCACCCACACGATGACGTATTAGTCACAAAAATTTATCACGTTGAGAGTGGCGAATGGATGCAATCTGAACAGCTCTTGAGAATGCGAGATGCAAACAACCCACAACAGTACGGATCTGCTTTGACGTATGCGAGAAGATATGCCCTTGCTTCTATCTTCAATCTGAACCAAGCAGATGATGACGGCAACTCCGCAAGTGGTCATCAAGTTAAAACAGTGAAAGAAACCATCACACCACAACATCCGATGTGGCAGAAAGCATTGAAGCACATTCAAGGCGGTGGAAACATCCAAGACATCAAAGACAAGTTTGTTTTATCTAAAAAACATGAGGAGGTATTGACAGCGACGAAATGACTAATGACTAAAGGATTTAAACTATTATGAAAACAAACAAAGAAACACAACTTAAACGCTATGGAAATTTTTTGCACGATGTGTATGAAACAAAAATAGCAACGATTGAAATGTGCAGAAAGCACAAGATCAATGTCAACACTTTAACTATTATGAAAAGAATGTGCTTAATTGACAAGAAAGGCAACAGCAAGATGCAACACAAGCCCAACATCAGAACGGTGCAATCTGTTATATCAAACAACAAGGAGTATCGGAAAAAATACCATCAAGCAAAAAGAGTTGAATCAAAACCAATAAAGCCCATTGTAAAGAGCCACAGAAAAGAAATAAATCTCTTTTGGGGTATGATAAAAATAATCAGATGATGGAAGTTACGATGACACAAAGCCAAGAGGAATGGCTCAAAGCAAGAGCCAATCGTTTCACGGCTTCAGTGGTTCATAAGTTAATGGGGAGCAGCCGATCAGGTTCTCCCCTTTCAAAGACGGCAGAAACATTTGTATATGAACGAGCTGCTGAGATTCTCACTGGGCAAAATAAACCGGTTTACGGTGATGCTCTTGATTGGGGTATAGCACATGAGCAATATGCATTTTTTAATTTCAATCAGCAGAACTTTCAGGAGTGGACATACTACGGAGGAGAAACCTACGTTTTTATTCCCTATGGGGAGTACAGCGGATATTCACCTGACGGCTTGAGTCAAGATGCTATCCTTGAAATAAAATGCCCTTACAATAGCGGTATCCATTTAAAGAACTTCAACATCTATGATGCGGATAGCCTTAAGCAGATACACCCAGAATACTATTGGCAGATGCAACTTGGGATGTTAGCCACTGACCTGGACTATGGATACTTTGTTTCTTGTGATCCACGAATGCCAGAAGCAAAGCAGTTGCACATTGCAGAGATTGAACGTCACGAAGTAGAGTTTGAACTCAATGAGAAATTACAGAATGCATGGGAATTATTACAAAATATTTTGTCGAATTAAAAAGAAAGTTTATATTTGAAGTATGGAAGTACCAGTAATTTTAGTTTTACCAATCGCATTGATCATGGCTATTTGCTATTTAGCTTATGCTAAAATCTGCGATGACATTAGAGAATTTAAGAAGCTTGAGGATGAGCTTGAACGCCAAGCGAACGAATCTGAAAAGCCCTATGTTGAACCACTTTACAGAAGGAGATTCAAGAAATGAGTAACATGATACAACAAAGGGTTGCGGCTGTTTTACTCAAGCACCCAGAAACCAAAGACGATGACCGAATGCTCACAGCCTATTATTGGACTATGCAAATGTCAGACGAAGGTATCAGAATAGAAACCTTTGATGACTTTAAACGTGAGTACACATTCGGCAAGTTGACCGATGCACAGACAATCACGAGAATCAGACGTAAGCTTCAGATGGAGCGACCACAATTCAGAGGTAAGAAGTACCTGGAGAAGTTGAACAAACAACAACAAGTAAAGGAAGATTTGGGGTATGGTGTACAAGGCAACGGTTAGGCTTTCATTATCTTCAGGGGTAACCATTCGAGGCACAGTCAACGGACATTGCAAAACGCCAAAGGATTTCTTTGATGTATGCTGTGATTATTTTCTTGAGGAAGTTTGGCACGATGGAAGTAGGATTGATGACATTGAAGTGAGCAGTATTCAACCTGCTGACAGCTTTTCAAAAGTGATTGCGGCAGGTACAACCCTTGATGATGACCAAGCCAAACACGGACACGATTACACGCCATTTCACAGATACAAGATTTTAGAAAACTTTTAGTATATTTGTAGAGTAAACGACAGGGTAGGAGCTGTTATGTAAAAAGATTTTTGCCTCGGCTGGTTAGATGGACTCCTACACATCTAATCGGTACGGGGCTTTTTTTATGGCACAAAATAAGAAATCATTCATATTGTACACCGACCTAATTCATACGGTGGAGCAGTTAAACGAGGAACAAGCCGGTAGATTGTTTAAACACATTCTCGCCTACGTTAATGACCTTGATCCTGAAACAGACGATGTTATCACAAAGATTGCATTTGAACCTATTAGACAACAGTTAAAGCGTGACCTTCAGAAATGGGATAGTTACATTGAAAAGCAGAGCCTAAATGGGAAAAAGGGTGGCAGACCAAAGAAACCCAAAGAAAGCGAAAAAACCCAAGCCTTTTCTGAAAAACCCAAAAAAGCTGATAGTGTTAATGTAAGTG